CCGCATGCTGAGCTTCTTTAAAAATATCAACAAAGACTGTCCGCACTACCTGGGCCATTCGTGGCTGGCCAGCCGTGACGTATTCATCAAGCAGCTGGGCAATATCGCGAACATCCACAGATGGCAGTAGCTTCATACCGACTCGTTCTCGCAACAGTGAAACCGGTTTGGTTTTCTGTTTGAATGTGTTCAGTTTGATGTCGCCCGCCGCCAGACGTTCTTCCTGAATCTTCCAGTATCGATCTAACCAGGTGGATACTGTGATCGCTTTGCCTTTGCTAGTGGCGATCCTGTCGCTGATCGCCAGAATTTGCCGGGTTCTCTGTTCCGCCAGGCGCGCATTAGCTTCAGTAGCGATCGCTATAGCTTCTGCCTCATCGGTTCCCAGCGCATGGAACTTGCCTGTAACGGGGTGTTTGTACCGCCAGTAAACCTTATTCACCTTTCTGCTGAAGAGAGGGTAAAGGTTCGGAATAGAAACATTGTTTTTACGTGGTCGGGCTGCCATCAGCAAGAATCCTCTGAAGTATTGGCGAGTCAGTCTTTCGGATATTTGGCTTAGCCAATTCGCCTACAAGTTCTGCATCCTCCCTTACTCGCCATTTGCGACCCTGTTTCATCGCTGGTGGAGAAAATAGATTTTGTTTAGCGTATCGCCGCAAAGTATTCAATGCCGGTGGACTGCTCCGGTATTTGTCTGCTGCCCATTCCTCAAGCGTGAGCATTTGCTTCATGGCTTATTCTCCACTTTACCGGCTGCACCCGGTCATTCTTTGAAAATACAGGTCCCGCAACCATTGCGGAACCAGTCACAACAACTACCACATCGGTTTACTTTTTTATTTGCGGGTCCTCCTGCTGCGGTACTTCTTTAATATGCAGGCGTGGTTCGCCATCTTTCGGCTTCGGCCAGCGCCGAGCTTTGTTGATCGCCAGCTTCTCAATCATCGCCAGGGTAATCTGTTCGTCGGTGACTCCTGCACGGCGCTGAGCATCCCACAACAAGAATTGCATATCAGCCCACTCGCTGAGGTCGCCAGGCTCGGCCGCTGCTTCTAAAGCCTCCTTAGAAAGGTGCTTAAGCGGGCCGACAGGGCCAACATCGCCAAACGTAGACTGTGACCATTCTGCATGCTCAATGCGAACAGCTTGCCGTGGTTCGGCTTTATCCTGAAGCATCGCCGCGCGGCAGGCGTTCCAGCCGCGATTAAATTCGCCCTCCCAACCCCAATCCAACCCACCTAGCCGATGCTTAATTTCTTCCGGCACTACCGGCGCTGGAGGGGCTGCGTAAACTATGCGGCCTCTGCCACCTGCGCTAACAACACTCTCATAAACGTCTTTGGTTGTATCGTACCAGTCGTAGTTTATGAGTTGATACACTGGCTCAGCTGTCAGCGCTGCCAGCGTGATTTCAGCCAGGCGCAGGCGTATAGCTGTTTGCTGGGACGGAATTAGCTCGTCACGCTCGCGCCAGAAATCAACCTCTTCACGCGCCTGATTGATCAACTGCTCTTTGGTGAATGTCATGGGTTAGTCCTCCCCGTTGATGCGTTTGTATTCGCGCCAAATATTTGGATAAGAGCCCAGCACTCGGCTTTGCAATTTGCCGCACTTTTCAAGCCGTTCGCATCGATACATGGGGCGGTTAAACGGAAGATGCTCAGCCATGAACCAGCCGGATGGGAGCTTGTTCAGCGCCTCCGCGTCAGCCGCAGTCAAAGTAGCCATATCACCCCTCCCCGTTGATGCGGATGAGAATGCCAGCGGCTACCAGTTCTGCGGTGTTGGCATCCTGGCGAAGTTGGGCAGCGAACTTTTTCGCTTCTTTCTGGATGAGTAGCTTTTCGCTGAAGTTGTGGTACTGGCCGAACATCTCCACACCCTGCACGCGCACTTCAGCCAGGAAGGCGTCGGTGGCCGGGGTAGACGGCATGCTATGACCAGCGCAGGCATATCGCCCAGTACTGACGTTCTCCACATAGCACTCATCGCAGATGTACTGCTTCAGCCCCGCATTCTCTGCAGCCAGCGCATCTCGCTGCTTCGCTGTTTCGCGTTGCGCCACCAGTGCAACATCCAGTCGTGTGGCCAGCTCCCTTACCAGTTCTGCTGATGCTTTCGGCAAATAGCGTGCAGCGTGGTGGGCGGCGTGGATTAACTGAATATTGGTCAGGCGCATTTGCGGATCCCCGTCAGTTCGTTGAACCGGGCCATGAACAGACCATAAGCCTGACGTGGGCGAAGCGGGATGACGGTAAACAGGTCGGTCGTTGGGATGCCTTCGAGCACCGGCCACACGGTACCATCGTCGATATCCAGATCCTGGCGTTCGGTACCGAGCATGACCAAGTCGGCATATTTCACCGTGTCGTGCTGGTGGGCCGGTAATCCGAACTTCGCGCGGATCTCACTATCTACATACGCCTCGATACGCTGGTAATCCGGGAGCAGGCGTTTCAGCGGTGCCGGGATGTCTTGGCAATATGCCTCAGCAGCATCATGCAGCAGCGCTTCAAGCGCGAACTCTGCGGGAACCAACTGGCTGACAAGTACCGAGTGCTGAGCGACGCTGTAGAACTCCGGCAGGTGGCCGGCAAAGCGGCAGATGTGAGAAAGGGCAGTGGCAATATCCTCGATCGCGATATCTTCGTGATGAATATTGAGGTAGTTAATATGCTTCCCGGATAGTGTCTGAATATATGACATTACGTGTTCTCCATTAATACGCGCTGCACCGCGCCTGATTTTTGGTTGAGCGAATCCCTCGCCTGCTGGCGATCGTTAATTTAATTTCGCTTCACTAAATGCCCCTGATGCGGGGCATTTAAGGCAACGTAATTAAGCGCTGAACGAGCCGATAAAGGTTTCCACCTGGCTGTCTTTGAACTTCTCGACCAGCAGATCACGGAACTCGGTGGCCATATCTTCCTGTTGGGCTTCAAGCTGAACAATGCGCAGTACCAGGGTAGGGCGATCGCCACCGATGATGCTCAGTCGCAGCTTGAATGGACGCTCCGCCAGCCCTTCGAACGGCACGCAGCGAAACTCGAACGCCACCGGCATGATGTCCTGCGTGCGAGCTTCAACACTTTCCATCAAAGAGCGCTTGCCGCTGAAGTCCTGATCCTCGTAGTCCGCTTTCTGGATAGATTCGATAGTGATCTTGCGGATCGCCGCCGCAGACTTCTTCGCGTCGATCGTTTCGCCGTCGGCATCAAAGCCGATTAGGTTTTCTGCCCAATCTTCCAGCCACTCGGCCAACTCTTTCTGGCTGTGGCGATCACCGTTGACTGAAAGCAGGGAGGCGAATGGGGCGGTCTTTTTCAGTGCCAGGTGGGCGGTGTTGTCTGCATGCCCTGGGCTTTCGATTGTGCCGAGGTTAAAGACCGCCGCTGCGCGCATATCGTCGGCGTTGATAAAGCAGCGGCTACCTTCCGTAGCGTAGCCAGTGGAATAGCGCGTAAAGTCTTCAATGCTGGCTGTGACCATTTTGCCTCGGAAGCGGTAGCGCTCCAGGCAAAGCGATTCCAGGCTATCAATGCGGACACCCTGCGGAATGACAGCTGCGGGGCAATCCACGCTTTCAAGCTTCTCTTCCATGTAGCGGGAGAGTGTCAGATCGCTAATTTTTTCGATCGCGGTACCGTCTAAAGAGTGGGACATGATTCTTCCTTAAGAAAATGTGAAAGGGTTATTGCTGGGCGCGCAGTTTCGCGTCAGCGTCGCCAGCAAGGGTGAACAACTGGCCCTGATCTTCCTGCAAGATGGTCAGCTTGCCGCCGCGGTTCACATACATTGGGGTTTCGGTGGTGTCCTCTTCAGAAGACTTTCCGCGCGGGGTAGGGCGCACATAGGAGAGCTTGTGCTTGATGTTGACGCGCTTCTCTTCGACAGAATTGCTCATGCGGTCAATTTCAAACGTCAGGGTTACTTTCCCTTTCTGGCCGTTGTTCAGTACGCCAAAAGCTACTTCACTAAGTGCGACGGCGATCTTATTCTCGAACACCCCGCCGTCCAGTTCGCCCAGGAAATCGGGCACTTTGGTTAAACGTTCATTACTCATCGGTTTACCCTCAGAAGGCGGCTGCCACCGCCAGTTAGTTTCTCCACACAACACAGGAGAGCACCTGCGGTTAGGAAGCCGCCCGGGTGGATTGGGTTATGAGCCCGTCACCCGGTGATGCTCTCGTGTGTTGCGTAAAAAAATGCGGCATCCTCACGGGTAGAGAAAGATGCCGCCAAAGACAGCAATGCAGCTATTACAGGTCTTAGGTTGTGGTGGCGGCACTTGCATGCCGCTGTAACGCCGTTTCCCTCCAGTCCGCGTTCTGACTGTTACCCCTGCGCATTACTCATGCCGGGCTTTGATCACCACGTTATGTGTAACAATGAGAACCGTTGCACGAATTAAATGTACCTTTAGTTACCAATGCGGTCAAGAGCGCAAGTACTTTTTGTTACCATGAAGGGCATAAAAAATGCCGGTTAGTTATCCGGCATTGAGAATTAGCAACTTAGAGGTTTTGGGTGATCTGGACGACCTTCCCAACGATTCGGCAATTACCGTCTATTGGGATGGGTTTGAATGCTGGATTCAGTGGCATCAGGTATGCGAAAGGGCTATCCCATACCAGTTTCTTTACTGTCGCTTCCGCAGAACCATCCAGGAGAGCCACTACTATCTTTCCGTACAAATCATCTAGTTGACCATAATGAGGCTCAACAATAACGATGGATCCTTCAGGGATAGAAGGTAAGCCATGGGGATTGGTCATCGACTCCCCACGAACTACCAAACCGAATACTTCATCAGAAACATTTGCCGTAGTTTGCGTCCATGTAATCACGTCAGTAAGCCTTGAACATGCGTAAGTATCAGTCCACATCCCCGCCTGTACAGCAGAGATTATAGGGACTGCTGTAGGTGGTTTTAGGAAAGGGATAACTTTGGTGTCATCAGTCTTTTCCTCACCTTTACCATAGAGTATCCATTCGGGGCTAGTTTGCAGTGCCATGGCCAGCTGGTGGAGGTTTTCACCGTCAGGCTTTGTTGTGCCATTCTCCCATTTGGTCACAGACACACGGCTAACCCCAAGCCTTTTAGCAAGAGTCTGCTGTGTTATGTCGAGTTGGACTCGTCGGGATCTGATTCGGTCTTTCATCTCTGTTTTCATGTAACCAATGTTACATATAATCCTCGTAACTGTTGTTTGCTATTTGATGTACCTTTTGTTACCTTTAAGGCGTGAATTAATCAGGAGGAGCCATGCGTAAATCAGATGTCATTGACCACTTTGGCGGTGTTTCAAAAACCGCAAGTGTTCTCGGGATCTCCCACCCGGCAGTTTGTCGATGGGGAGATGTAATTCCTCAAAAGCAGGCGTTTGTTATTGAGCGAATTACGAAGGGAAAACTCAAGTACGACGCAAGCCTTTATCAAAAGTCTACAGATTCAGCAGCTTGATATTAACCACAGAAAAATGGGGTAAGCCGTGGGTATAGAACCTGAATGGAAAGTTGATAAGCAACCAGCCTGGCTGGTGGGTGCTATCAAAAAAACGATTACTGAACTGCCTGGCGGATATGCCGAAGCAGCTGAGTGGTTGGGTGTAACTGAAAACGCGTTGTTTAACCGCCTTCGTACAGATGGTGATCAGATCTTCCCGTTGGGTTGGGCCATGGTTCTGCAACGCGCTGGTGGATCTACTTACATTGCTGACGCTATCGCACGGCATTCAAACGGCGTCTTCGTGCCGCTGGCTGATGTTGAAGAGGTGGAGAACGGGGACATCAATCAGCGTCTCATGGAGTCAGTGGAGTGGATCGGCAAGCACTCACAGTATCTGCGTAAAGCAACAGCTGATGGTGTTATTGACGACGCGGAACGCGCTCAAATCGAAGAGAACAGCTATCAGGTGATGGCGAAATGGCAGGAACATTTAACGCTACTTTTCCGTGTGTTTTGTGCACCAGAAAAGAGTGACGCCCGCGAGTGTGCAGCTCCGGGCGTCGTGGCGTGTCGTAATCGTGGAGAAACTAACGCATGAACAGTTTAACGGCAAAGAACCGCTTACCGCAACTTCGGATGATCCCGGTGCCGGGCCTTCCGCTGTTTCGGTATGAACGCAGAGTAGCAAACCGCTGGGTGGCATGTAACCACAGCCGCGCCACTGCAATTGTGGGTGTGTACTACCGGAGGGCAAAGGCCTTATGCGCGAACTCGACCGCTGGTTTAAAGACCGCCGGGGGATCCCCGTTCGCGTCATCCGCTGGGAACCAGAAGTGCAGCGCGTTATCTACCTGCGTTCTGGCTACCCACATGAGTGCTCAAGTCCGCTCCAGGTCTTCAAGCGCGATTTCAGGGAAATTGAGGTAAGTCCAGATGAGCATGGAATTAATGGTCAGAGCCATGAAAGCAAAAGTGGGTAACCCGCTGCGCAAGCTCGTGCTGATCAAACTAGCTGATAACGCCAGTGATCAGGGCGAATGCTGGCCCTCCGTTCCCTATATCGCAGAGCAATGCGAGATATCGGAGCGCTCTGTGCAAAACCATATCAAACAGCTGGTTGAGGATGGTCTGGTATCGGTTGAAGTCCGCAAGGCGGCCACAGGTCTGAACCGTACCAACGTTTATAAACTCAACCTTCCCAGTGGTGCAAATGCTGCACCCTCTGGCGCACGTCCTGCACCGGGTGGTGAATCTCCTGCACCAGGTGGTGAATCTGCTGCACCGGTTAGTGGTGCAGGAGCTGCACCCGGAACCAGTCAGTTCTCTGAACCAGTCAATGAATCAGTCAATGAAAACTTATTTGATCTGGCCTGGGCGTTATATCCGAAGCGGGCAGGTGGTAACTCGAAAAGTGCTGCGCTGAAAGCCTGGGATGCCCGCGTTCGTGAAGGGGTGCCGCCTCTCGTCATGCTGGAGGGTGTGAAGCGCTATGCCGGGTTTGTTGCTCAAACAGGCAAGACCGGTACCGAGTTTGTCAAACAGGCCAAAACCTTCTTCGGCCCTGACATGCACTACGAAGACGACTGGATGATTCCAGCCAGTTCCGGCATCAAAGAGGATCCGCTTTTTAAATCCAGCTATGTCGGCACCGACTATTCGCAGGGAGCCAAAGGCTTCCGGGTGGTGAACGGATGAGATACGGATCTGTTTGTGACGGTATTGCAGCCACACTGCCAGCCGAATCACCGTCACCGCGAACCTGGCAGCGCCCGTTCCTCAAGTGGGCTGGTGGAAAATACCACCAGTTGCCGGATATCGACCGCCTGATCCCTGCCGGGCAGCGCCTGATTGAGCCGTTTGTTGGTGGTGGTTCTGTGTTCATCAACTCCCGTAAGCACGACTCTTTCCTGCTTGCGGACGTCAACGCGGACCTGATCCATCTATACCAGATGCTGGCCGTGGTACCGGATGTCGTAATTCGTCACGCCCGCCAGTTGTTCAGCACAAGGAACAGCGCCGCAGGGTATACCGACGTCGCCGATGATTTTAACGGGCAGCTGCTGCCCGGGCCGGAACGCGCCGCCGCTTTCCTGTACCTGAACCGGCATTGCTTCAACGGGCTGATCCGCTACAACCTCGCCGGAAAGTTCAACGTTGGCTGGGGCAAATACCCCAATCCATATTTCCCTGAAAAAGAGATCGAGGCGTTCACTGCGCTGGCGAGCAACTGCGTGTTCATGAATGCCGGGTTCCGCCGCACGCTTTCTCTGGCTGGCGAGGGCGATGTCGTTTACTGCGATCCGCCGTATGAGCCGCTGCCGGGTACCAGCGGGTTCACCAGTTATGCGCCAGGCGGTTTTGGCTGGGAAGACCAGGTCACCCTGGCAGAATGTTGTGTAGCCGCCCACCAGCGGAGTGCCAGAGTGGTGATCAGCAACTCATCAGCGCCCCGCATCATTGATCTGTACCAGCAGCACGGCTTTGAACTCAACTACGTCCGCGCCCGGCGCGCGATATCCAGTAAATCCAGTACACGCGAAACCGTCAGCGATATCGTTGCGGTTCTGTAGGGGGTAGCAGTGGTCAATAAATTATTAACGGTGCGCCAGCAGGAGGTTTTCGATCTGCTGGTGAAATACCAGAGCGAGCACGGTTATCCGCCGACTATCTCAGAACTGTCCCGCCTGATGGGCGTGGTGTCGCCGAATGCGGCCGCCCTACAGTTGCGTGCGTTGCAGCGCAAAGAGGCAATAACGATAGTCCCGGGCGCGCATCGCGGCATAAAAATCAACAGCCAGACATCGCAGCTGATCCCGGAGGGTAAATGAAACTGGTGCTGCCGTTCCCTCCGAGCGTAAACACCTACTGGCGCGCCCCGAATAAGGGGCCGCTGGCCGGTCGCCACCTCATCAGCGCCAAAGGGCGTGCGTACCAGAGCGATGCCTGCGCTGCGATCATTGAGCAACTGCGCCGATTACCGAAGCCCAGCAGTGCGCCGGCGGCGGTGGAGATCGTTCTTTTCCCGCCTGACGCCCGCCGTCGCGACATCGACAACTACAACAAAGCCCTGTTCGATGCGCTGACCCACGCAGGCATCTGGGAGGACGACAGCCAGATTAAGCGAATGCTGGTGGAGTGGGGGCCGGTAACGCCCAAAGGCAAGGTTGAGATAACGATCGGCCTGTATGCATAGACAGTGGGGGTGTTGAAAATTATGCAAATCAGCAGTAATGTCAAAAAGTACAAGCGAAGCGGGCGTGCAGGCCTCTCGCAATACAATCAGTGGAGAACAAAATGAGTCAATTACTCGTAATTGACGGCGTTTCCGTACGCCGTGATATTTTTGGGCGTTACTGCCTTAACGATCTTCATCGTGCTGCTGGCGCTCAGGATAAGCACAAGCCAGCGTTCTGGCTTCGCAACGAACAAACTGAACAATTAATAAGCGAGTTGCAAATTAGCAACTCGGAAACGCCGGACCCGGTCAGCGTTATCCGCGGCGGCAAAGAGCAGGGCAGTTACGTCTGTAAAGAGCTGGTCTACTCCTACGCGATGTGGATCAGCCCGCAGTTTAGCCTGAGGGTGATCCGTACGTTTGATGCAGCTGTAAATCAGCCTGCCACTCTTCAAAGCCAGGCGGCAGATAAGATGCAGGCAGGCGTCATCCTGCTCGATTTTATGCAGCGATCTCTTAACCTCTCCAATTCCTCTGTTCTCGGTGCATGCCAGAAGCTGCAGGATGCTGTTGGTCTGCCGAACCTTGCCCCGCAGTACGCCATTGACGCAACAGCCGGTGCGCCTGATGGCTCCAGTCGCCCCACGCAGTCGCTGAGCGCTCTGCTCAAAGCAAACGGCATCCGAATGTCGGCTACGCTGGCTTACCAGCACTTGGCCAAGCTGGTGATCGTCGAGCATAAGGAGCGTCGCAGCCGTTCGGGTGTGAATGGTATTAAGCGCTTCTGGGCGATGACAGCGAAGGGGTGCATGTACGGGAAGAACATCACCAGCCCGGCGAACCCGCGTGAAACGCAGCCGCATTTCTTCGAGTCAAAATTTCAGGAGCTGTTGCGCCTGCTCGAAACTGTGCATTGAGGTGTCTGTGAGAGCGTTATTAACCCCTGTCGTCGTAAAAGAGTTCGGGATCGTGGCTTTCCGGCCTGGTCCTGAACTCATGCCGCATTTCCATCGCGGGCGCATTCTGCTGGAGAACGAGCCCGAGCGCCTGGCTAATCTGCCAACCGGCGAACTTCCAGCGGCAGGCCAGCCGCTGACAGAGGACCCATTAATGGTGCCTGTCTTTGAGCATGCCGATGTCATTCAGCGGGCTGGTGGCCTGTCATGCCTTGAGGCCTGGCTAATGCGTGAATCTGGCTGCCAGTACCGCCACAGCGACTATCACCATCACGAAATGGTTACCATGCGGCATGCACCCGGCGCGCTGCGGTTGTGCTGGGCCTGTGATATCCGGGTGCGAGAGCAATTTACTGCCGAACTGTCGGGCATTGCACGAAAGAACCTGGTAGCCTGGGTATTGTCGGTTGTTCGCGCCGGGCTGGGTTTCGATGATGCCCACCCGGTGACTCTTCCAGAACTGTGCTGGTGGCTGACGATCAATAAGCTGGCCCACGTCATCCCGGAGGCGGTAGCACGCAAGGTCCTGCGTATCCCGGCTGAGAAATTCCAGTCGGTGACGCGTGAGGCTGACATTGTGCCGTCGGTACCGCCCACCAGCATGGTGGAGGAGGCCGTTGAAAAGGTGCTGGCGCTGCAGGTGGATCCAGAGACGCCGGAATCCTACATGCTGAGGCCGAAGCGCCGACGCTGGCAGAACGAGAAGTACACCCGCTGGGTAAAGGCGCAGCCTTGCGCGTGTTGCCAGAAACCCGCAGACGACCCCCACCACCTGATCGGCCACGGCATGGGTGGGATGGGTACCAAAGCGCATGATTTGTTCGTGATCCCGCTGTGCAGAGCGCACCACGATGAATTACACGCTGACGCCGTGGCATTTGAAGCGAAATACGGCACGCAGCCAGAGCTGCTGCTGAAAACATTAGACCGGGCGCTGGCTATCGGCGTACTGGCTTAGACGGAGTGGAGAACGCGATGAATCTGGATGGAGTTTTAAAGTTTTTTGCACCGAAAGGTATGCACATTTCGGATAGCGTCCGCGCAACAGCGGGCGATCAGTTAACCGTAACCGACATTATGGCGGCGTTGGGCATGACTCAGGCAGATGCCGGGATCGGCCTGGCCATGTATCTGGGGAAGGCAGGCATCAGCCCACAGGATAAAGAAGCCGCGATATCCTGGCTGACCGAGTACGCCAAACAGCATGCGCCGATGGCGGTGCGTAAAGCTGCGGGTAAAAAGTTCCCGCTGTGCATGCGGATCCTCGCCCGATTCGCCTTCAAAGACTACGCCTCATCAGCTGCTGACAGTGTTGATTGTCCAAAATGTCAGGGCAAAGGCATCATCACCAAAACCAGCATGATTTCCAAAAGCCATTACACCATGCGCCTACCTCAGTTTGCTAAGGATCTGGGCCAGTCTCCCTCTGACTTCAAGGTCTCCCGTCAGGTTAATGATGTGGACCACCAGCTGTGCGGCAAGTGTAACGGCACGGGCCAACTGAGTAAGCGCTGCCAGTGTGGTGGAACGGGAAAAACCCTCGACCGTAAAGAAACAGAGTTTCAGGGCGTACCCGTTTATAAGGAGTGCAAACGGTGCGAGGGAAGAGGGTACAGCAGACCTAAATCCTCAGTGGCGTACCGCGGCGTACTGGCCGAGCTGGACAGTCTTCCCGATCGCACCTGGCGCTACAGCTGGAAACCGTTCTATGAAAGCCTGGTGACGAAATGTTTTCAGGAAGAAAGCAATGCTGATGCTGAGCTAAAGAAAGTAACAAGAGCGCATAATTCGATATAAATCTCACTATTTAGCGTCACGTTACTTGCAAAGTTGCCGTTTTTGTGTAAATTTGACGTTAACGATGGGCGTTGTGTGTTCATCGGCAAGAAACCCGCCATTGAGCGGGTTTTTCTATTAAAGAAACTCAAATCATTTTTTCAATAAACGATCCTAATTTAATATTCCCTTGGTATTCCAACGGGAGATAAAAATGTCGGACGTTAAATGCAGTAACGAACAATGTGGTAAAAGCTTTTCCTATTCCATCATCGGAGATGGTGTTCCCGGCGGGAAAGAAATGGAAGAGCTTAATTGCCCATATTGTGGGCAAGTAGTTGAGAGAAGAATGATGAGTGGATCATTTCTGGTATCAAAGCTCGTGTTTAATAAAAACACTTCTTCCTGACACTCCACATTCGCTATTAAATAAGCTCGCTTCTGCGAGCTTTTTCATTTCAGGCTCCTGGAACCCCCATCACTCGTTTGTCGTTAATTCATCCGGAGAGCCTGAACCCTACCCATACAACACCCGCACCCCAGCGAGGTGAGAGATATGTCCCGTATGAGCAAACTTGTCACCGGAGTCGCCCTCGGCACCTCAGGAGGAACCATCCTGAACGGCGTCCTCACAAAACTGAGCCCTGACGAATGGAGCGCTATCGGCGTACTGGCTGGTATTGCCGGGATAATCGTTACCGGGCTTATTAACTGGTATTTCAAACGCAAAGTCGCCAATGCGCAGGTTAAGGCGCTGGAGAAATACGGCCCGGCGGTGAAAGTTGGAGAAGACTGATATGCCGATGACCAGCAGCCTTCGCAATAAACTGATCGCCGCAGCTGGTGGCGGCGCAATGCTGATTGCCTCACTGTTCCTCGGTGGGCAGGATGGTGTCGAAGGTCGGAAGTACGAGGCCTATAAAGACGTCGCCGGGGTGTGGACTGTGTGCGACGGCCATACTGGGCGGGATATCGTCAGGGGTAAGACTTACACCGATCGCGAGTGTGACCAGCTGCTCTGGAAAGACCTCCAGCCAGCAAAACGCACCGTAGACAATCTGGTCAGGGTGCCGCTGGGCGAGTATCAGCGCGCCGCGCTTTACAGCTTTGTCTTTAACGTTGGTTCTGACGCGTTCTCGAAGTCCACGCTTCTGCGCAAGCTGAACAAAGGTGATCACGACGGTGCGTGCGAAGAAATGCGCCGCTGGGTTTACGCTGGTGGCATGAAATGGAAAGGCCTCCAGAACCGGCGCGAGATGGAGCGCTCGATGTGCCTGGCGGAGAGCAAACATGACCTCTAAAGCCTGGCTGATAATCGGCATTGAGCTGCTTATATCCTTCCTGGTTATTTACCTCCTGCTCGGCAAGGTAGGTGAAGAGAAGAAGCGTGCTGATGACGCCGAGCAAAACCTGAAACTGGCAACCGCCACCATCAACGATATGCAGGTACGACAGCGTGATGTCGCTGCGCTGGATGCCAAATACACCGGAGAACTGCAGGATGCAAAAGCCACTATCGATCAGCTTGAGCGCGATGTTGCTTCTGGCAAGCGTCGGCTGCAGCTCAACGCCAGATGCACCTCGAACGGAGCGGCCTCACCCTCCGGCATGGATGATGGCACCGGCCCCCGACTTACTGACTCCGCTGAACGGGATTATTTCACCCTCAGAGAGCGAATCGAAACCGCCACAAAGCAACTGACCGGACTGCAGGAGTATGTCAGAACGCAGTGCCTCAAGCTGTAAGAGGCAAGTTGACGAGTTCGTCATAACTGATTGATTGACAAGATTATTATTTCATGTAGCTTAATGTGCAACCAATTACATGAGGCATTGCTATGGAAGATTTAATCGTAACGATTGAAGGCAGTTCAAAGGGGCCATTGAAAGCTAAAAGGACCTTAAATGAAGAGGACGGCGACGAGTTCCTTATTTTTGAAAACAGCAACAATTATGTGTCAGAAGGCAAAAGCATCGCTGACGCTATCTTCTTAGATCTCAATGGCGCAACTCAAGTAGAGATTAGTACGCATGACAAGTCGCTGGGTCTCTACAGCTTGCATAATGCGAGCAGTGATAGGTTGGTGCTGATAAAAATCGCATAAGCTTACGAAGACATGAACAATACCGCCTGCGGGCGGTTTTTTATTGTCACCACAATGGGGTCCACCCATCGTAATGGCTACAGGGGATAAATCGAAAATATCCTCTGTAGGGGATAGAGCATTGCAGCAGGCATTCACTGAGTGCCTGTGATAATGTCATCAGTGGCTAGGGTAGCTCCCGAAAAGCGGCATCGTCACCGCCTGCCATTGATTACCTGACGAGCAACTTAGACGAGGTTGTGATGGAACCGCAAAGATTCACCCACGAAAATGAAGTGTTGGCTATGGCTCCTCTGAACGATGAAGACGAAAAGCTCTTCCTGACGCAGAGCGTATACCTGGTCGCTGGTGGGGAAATACAGTGGGATTTTGTTCTTGATGACGGGAAAGACCATCATTTCCGCCAGCAGCTACACCACCTTCTTAACGATGCGCAGCTATCCAGCTTCAAATGTTACATCCGTAACGTTTTGCAAAGCCTGCAGCAAGAAACCATGATGGTCGTTATAGACCAGAAAGAGGTATCGGTTCCCTTCCACTACGAGATCGAAACCGGTGGTAGAAGAGTTAAGGTGCCAGAGCTTGATGGCGAGTTCCTGGACGCTACATGCCTCGGTGACTCCGTGCCGACATTCATCAGCGCCCGCCGCTAACCAATAACACCGAATCACAAGAGGTCGCTTAGGCGGCCTTTTTTATGCGCCTCGCACGCGCACCAAAGAGAGTCATTCAGTTGTGAGCCACTTGCTGTTGCTGGTGGCTTTTTTATTGGAGTCAACAATATGCCAGCAGCTATCCCTCGTGCCTGCCGTAAGCGTGGATGTTCCGGCACCACCACAGACCGTTCCGGCTACTGCGAGGCGCACCGTAACGAAGGGTGGCAGCAGCATCAGCGCGGCCTGAGCCGCCACCAGCGTGGCTACGGCAGTAAGTGGGACATCATCCGCGCCCGCATCCTTAAGCGTGATCGACACATCTGCCAGCAGTGCCTGCGCCACGGCAGGCCACGCCCTGCGGAAACGGTCGACCACATCATTCCGAAAGCTCACGGCGGCACAGACGAAGACAGCAATCTCGAATCGCTGTGCTGGCCATGCCATAAACGCAAGACCGCGACGGAGAGAACCCGATGAGCTATACGCGTTGCACCTACTGCGGCTCGACGCTGCACACCGTAGCGAATTGCCCAAAGACATGGGGTGGCTCAGCCCGCCGTGCGAACCTGCGCTGCGGTTACTGCGGTCAGTCAGGCCATAAGTCCAGCGCCTGCCCGCACAATGCCAGCATCGCGCGGCGCCGCAACCTCAGTGATGACTTCCATCTCGACTGATGTAATGCGAAATTATTTCAAATGCAATCATTTTGATATGAATGATATCTATTCTCATCAACGGGGAGGGCGGGATCAAAGTTCAGGGCCATGCCTGCTAAGGACCGCCGCCTCAGTCAGATTTTTACACCCGCGAAATATAAAATTTAACTGGAGCGTCTATGGCTGGAGCGACGGGCCGATCCGGACGCCGCGCCAAGCCGACTGCCCGGAAGTTGCTGGCAGGCAATCCGGGTAAGCGCGCCCTCAATAAAGAAGAACCCTCCTTCACACCCATAACCGGCGTTGACCCGCCCGAGTGGCTCAGCGAATCCGCTGCGACAATGTGGAGAATGGTCTCTAATGAGCTGTGCGCGCAGGAGGTTTTGTGCGCCACGGATTTACACAACCTCGAAATGTTTTGTGTGGCCTATGCCAACGCCCGCGCTGCGCAGGTGGACGTTGCTAAAAACGGAATCACCGTAACCGGCGCAATGGGCGGTGTGATCAAAAACCCGGCGCTGACCGTGCTGAATGAAGCAATGCGGCAGATGGCCTCCTTCGGAGGCATGCTCGGGCTGGACCCCAGCAGCAGGCAGCGTCTGATTGGTGGGAACAAAAAACAGTCGGACAACCCCTTTAAAAACCTATGACGCGCAAAGCCTACCCTAACGTGAACGCCGCAAATCAGTATGCCCGTGACATCGTCCGGGGGAAAACTGTGGCGTGCCGCTACGTCATCGATGCGTGCCAGCGGCACCTTGATGATCTGGCGAAAGAGAAAACGAAAAAGTTTCTTTACCGGTTCGATAAAGATCTGGCGGAAAAGGCGGCAAAGTTTATCCAGCTTCTGCCGCATACGAAAGGCGAGTGGGCCTTCAAACGCATGCCCATCACCCTTGAGCCCTGGCAGCTGTTTATCGTCTGCTCGGCGTTCGGCTGGGTACGCAAGGGCTCGAAGCTGCGGCGTTTCCGCGAGGTTTATACCGAGATCCCGCGTAAGAATGGTAAGTCGGCGATCTCTGCCGGTGTGGCATTGTTCTGCTTCACCTGTGACGACGAGTTTGGCGCAGAGGTTTACTCCGGCGCCACGACAGAAAAGCAGGCGTGGGAAGTGTTTCGCCCGGCGCGCCTGATGTGTAAACGCACCCCGGCGCTTTGTGACGCGTTTGGAGTGGAGGTTAATGCCTCCAACATGAACCGGCCGGAAGATGGTGCCCGTCTTGAGCCGCTGATCGGCAACCCTGGCGATGGTGCTTCTCCGAGCTGCGCCATTGTGGACGAATATCACGAACACGATACCGACGCGCTCTACACCACCATGCTGACAGGTATGGGCGCCCGGCGTCAGCCGCTGATGTGGGCCATCACCACTGCGGGCTACAACATTGAGGGGCCGTGCTACGACAAGCGCCGGGAAGTTATTGAAATGCTGAACGGCACGGTACCTAACGATGAGCTGTTCGGTGTGATTTACACCGTTGATGAGGGTGACGACTGGACCGATCCGGCGGTGCTGCGCAAGGCGAATCCCAATATGGGTATTTCTGTCTACAGCGATTTCCTGCTGAGCCAGCAGAAGCGGGCCATGAACAACGCCCGCCAGGCCAACGTTTTCAAAACCAAGCATCTGAACATCTGGGTATCAGCCAGGGCGGCTTACTTCAACCTCGTCAGCTGGCGCAACTGCGAGGATGAAACGCTGACGATCGAGCAGTTCGAGGGTCAGCCTTGCTACCTTTCGTTCGACCTGGCGCGAAAGCTCGATATGAACAGCATGGTGCGCATCTTCAGCCGTGATATTGATGGCAGGCGGCACTATTACTGCATAGCGCCTAAGTTCTGGGTGCCTTATGACACGGTATACAGCACGGACACCGATCATCAGCGTACTGCTGAACGCTTCCAGAAGTGGGTGAACTCCGGCCACCTGGAGGTAACCGAAGGTGCAGAGATCGACTACCGCGTCATCCTGGAGGAAGCGAAGGCGGTCAACCGGCAGAACCCGGTAGAGGAATCGGCCATCGATCCCCACGGCGCCACGAACCTGTCCCACCATCTGGCCGATGAGGGTCTCAGCCCGATAACCATCGTCCAGAACTACACCAACATGTCGGACCCGATGAAGGAGCTTGAGGCGGCGATAGAGGCCGGACGCTTCCACCATGACGGCCATCCCATACTGACATGGTGTATCTCTAACGTGGTGGGCAAGCACCTCCCTGGTAACGATGACGTTGTGCGGCCCATTAAGGAGCACAGCGAGAACAAAATCGACGGGGCCACTGCCCTGATCATGGATATAGGCCGGGCCATGCTGCCGGAGACCCGGCAGGATCTTAACGGCTTCTTTGAAAATCCCATCATGGTAGGTTTCTGATGAAGAAAAATAAGCAGCCGGGCAAGGTAAAAAGCGCCTTGCTCAACTGGCTGGGCGTGCCCATCAGCCTGACTACCGGAACGTTCTGGCAGGAGTGGTACGGCACGAGCAGCAGCGGCAAGGTGGTGACTGCAGATCGGGCTATTCAGCTTTCTGCGGTCTGGGCCTGTGTCCGGCTTCTGAGCGAGTCGGTATCCACGCTACCGGTTAAGATTTATACCCGCCAGGCTGATGGCTCGCGCAAGCTGGCGCAGAATCATCCGGTTTACCAGGTGCTTTGTCGCCGTCCAAATCTGGAAATGACGCCGTCGCGCTTTATGCTCATGGTGGTGGCCAGTATCTGCCTGCGCGGTAATGCCTTTGTTGAGAAGCTGTTTATCGGCAATAAGCTGGTGTCGCTGGTGCCACTGCTGCCCCAGAATATGGTGGTGAAGCGGCTGGATACCGGGCGGCTTGAATACACCTACACCGAGGACGGCAGGCAGCGCGTTATTCCCGAAAAGAACCTGATGCACATCCGGGGATTTGGCCTTGATGGTGTCTGCGGCATGATGCCAATGATGACGGGTCGTGACGTGATCGGCGCGGCGATGGCCGTCGAAGAGTCAGCTGCAAAGATTTTCGAAAATGGCCTGCAAAGCTCGGGCTTTCTTTCAGCTGACCAGGCGCTTGATAAGGATCAAAGAGAGCGACTTCGGGGCTATATGCAGGCCTTTACCGGCTCTAAAAACGCCGGAAAAATTATGGTTCTTGAGGGCGGGCTGAAATATCAGAACGTCACCATGAACCCGGAAGCGGCGCAGATGCTGGAAAGTCGCTCATTCAGCATTGAGGAAATCTGCCGCTGGTTCCGCGTGCCGCCGTTTATGGTCGGCCACACCTCGAAGCAAAGCAGTTGGGCGTCGAGCCTGGAGGGGATGAACCTACAGTTCCTGACCCACACGCTGCGCCCGCTGCTGGTGAATATCGAGCAGGAGATCTCCCGTTGCCTGCTGAATGGCGAAGAGGACCTCTTTGCTGAGTTCTCAGTTGAGGGCCTGCTGCGCGCCGACAGCGCTGGCCGGGCTGCTTACTACACCAGTGCGCTGCAGAACGGCTGGATGTCCCGCAACGATGTGCGCCGGCTGGAGAATATGCCTCCTATCGAAGGCGGCGATATTTACACGGTGCAGCTCAACCTGACGCCGCTTGAAGATCTTAAACAGAACAGCCAGGCCGCGCAGGCATTCGCGCTGCGGCAGGTTCATAACCACGTATTCCCCGACATCCCCTTCGAACAGTCCCCGCTGAAACAAGCGGCTTAGGAGCATCCATGACAATTAAAAGCCTTCCGGCGGCGCCGGAGGGGCGACCTTTTGCGCGCGAAAAACCTGACCTGCCAGCGGCGGCAATGGAGCGCTGGAACGGCGGCATCCGCGCCGCCCGGGACAGTGACAACAGCATTTCTATCTTCGACGTGATCGGCGCGGACTACTGGGGCGACGGGGTGACGGCCAGCCGCATTGCCGGGGCGCTTCGCTCCCTTAATGGCGCTGACGTAACGGTAAACATCAACAGCCCCGGCGGCGACATGTTCGAGGGCCTTGCGATTTATAACCTGCTGCGCGAGTACGAAGGCAGGGTCACTGTGAAGGTGCTGGGCCTGGCAGCGTCGGCGGCGTCGGTCATCGCGATGGCCGGTGACGACGTGCAGATCGGGCGCGGTGCATTCCTGATGATCCACAACTGCTGGGTTTACGCGATGGGCAACCGTCACGACCTGGCGCAGATCGCCGCTGACATGGCGCCGTTTGATAACGCCATGAGCGATATCTATCAGGCGCGCAGCGGCCTCGATGCCACTACGGTCAACAGGATGATGGACGGCGAAACTTATATCGGCGGCAGCGAAGCGGTGGAGAAAGGTTTTGCTGACAGCCTGCTTTCTGCCGACGAAATCGCGGACGATGACGAAAGCCCAGCTGCAGCGCTGCGTAAGCTCGATGCGTTACTGGCGAAAGCAAACACCCCCCGCTCTGAGCGGAGAAAACTTCTTAAAGCCTTATCAGGCAGCACGCCGGGCGCTGCTGTCACCCCTGACGGTACGCCGAGCGCTGCCACCATCGAAAACGAAACTATAGACCGACTGGAAGCCGCACTCAGCGGCCTGAAAGCGGCTGCCCAGTAAAAACGGAGATGTTATGTCTGATGTAAATGAGATCCTGAAAAAAGTTAGCGCCAGCATTGAAGAGGCGACCGGCAAATTTAATGCCAAGGCAGAAGAAGCACTGAAAGAAGCAAAGAAAAACGGCGAGCTGTCAGCGGAAACCAAAGACACCGTCGACAAAATGGCAGTGGAATTTAATGCCCTGAAAGATGCTGAAAAAACGCTTAAGGCGGCGCTCGGCGAACTTGAGCAGCAGGTTGCTCAGATGCCGCTGGCCAACGCTGCAAAGATTATCGAGACCGTTGGCCAGACCGTTATCAGCAGTGAAGCGCTGAAAGCGTTCGCGGCAAGCGTTGAAGGCGGCAAGCGCGTCAGCGTGCCGGTTAATGCTGCGCTGATCTCCACTGACGTGGCACCCGGCGTGGTCGAGCCGCAACGCCTGCCGGGTATTGATACCGCGCCGAAGCAGCGCCTCTTCATCCGGGATCTGATTGCTCCGGGGCGCACCTCGGCGCCAGCCATCTTCTGGGTGCAGCAGACCGGATTCACCAATGCGGCGAAAGTCGTGCCGGAAGGTACCGCCAAACCGTACAGTGATATTCAGTTCGCCACGCAGATCACTCCGGTGACCACCATCGCGCACATGTTTAAGGCGTCCAAACAGATCCTGGATGATTTTGCACAGCTGCAGTCCACTATCGACGCTGAAATGCGTTACGGCCTGAAATATGTCGAAGAGCAGGAGATTCTCTTCGGTGATGGTACCGGCGCGCACCTGAAAGGCATCGTCCCGCAGGCGTCTGCTTATGACGCTGCCTTTACCGTTGAGCAGCAGAACGGCATCGACGATCTGCGCCTCGCAATGCTGCAGGCGCAGCTGGCGCGCTTCCCGGCGTCTGGCCATGTCCTGCACTTCGTTGACTGGGCGAAGATTGAACTCACCAAAGACACGCTGGGCCGCTACATTCTGGCGAACCCGTCAGCGCTTGCCGGTCCCACTCTGTGGGGTCTGCCAGTAGTGGCCACCGAGGCCGCTGCCTTCCGGGGCAAGTTCCTGACCGGTGCATTTAACGCCGCGGCGCAGCTGTTCGACCGTGAAGACGCCAACGTGGTGATCTCCACTGAGAACGCCGACGACTTCGAGAAAAACATGATCTCGATCCGTTGCGAAGAGCGTCTGGCGCTGGCGGTGAAACGTCCGGAAGCGTTTATCTACGGCTCGTTTACCGCACCTGCTGCTGGCGGCGGCGCGTAAGCCTTAACGGCGGCCTGCGGGCCGCTTTTCCTTTTACTTACAGGAGACAGCCATGAAGCTGATCGCTATCAAGCCCATTTACTTTGAAGGCAATGTACTTACTGAAGGTACTGAGTTCCAAACGCTGGAGCAGCATGGTCGCGAGCTGGTGGCACGCGGTTATGCCTCAGAGCCCGGTGCCAAAAAAACGGAACCGGATAAAGACCCCGATCCAAAAGGAAAGAGCAAAGGTAAGTAAGGAGCGCGCATGCTTACTAAAGAGCAGGTGAAGCATCACTGCAATATCGAACAGGATTTCACGGAAGACGACGCCTGGATCGATACGGGCATAAAAGCCGCGGAGCGCTATGTTGAAAAATGGACCCGCCGTCGGCTTTATGAAAAGGCTGATGATCCGCTTTATATGGCCGATCCAGACGCGCTGCTTTATGGCGAGGATATCGAAATAGCTATGCTGATGCTGATTGGTCACTGGTACGCAAATCGCGAAGCTATAAATGTGGGAAATATAACCTCTGCACTGGCCCTATCCACTGAAGCACTCCTTCAGCCCTACCGGATTTATGGCCTATGAAAGCGGGACGTCTGCGGCACAGGGTAACCCTTCAGAAACCGGCAACCGGGCGATTACCGTCCGGACAACCTGCAACCGGCTGGGTGGATGTTGCTTCGGTTCGGGCAGAAGTCGTGGATGTATCGGGCCGGGAGATGATGGACGGCGGCGCAGAGTTGAGCAGCACCACAACCCGGATCTGGATGCGTCGTTATCCAGGCATTCCGGTATCCACAGGCTGGCGCGCCGTTCATCTGCCGCCAACCGGAGGCGGTGAGATATATGACATCAAGTCGGCTATCTCAGCAGAGAACGGCACCAGGCTCGAATTGCTTTGCGAGAAGGGGGTGAAACAGTGATTTCAACGAGTCTTGATTTTTCCGGTCTGGCCGATATCGCGAAGGATCTGGAGACGCTCAGCAGGGCTGAAAATAATAAGGTTCTGCGTGATGCCACGCGTGCTGGTGCAGAAGTTCTGCGACAGGAGGTAGAAGATCGTGCGCCCGTCCTTACCGGGAAACTGAAAAAAAACGTGGTGGTGGTGACCCAGAAGGGTCGCCGTCGCGGCGAAATCGCTTCCGGCGTGCATATCCGGGGCGTTAACCCGGACACCGGCAACAGCGACAACAAAATGAAGGCCAGCAATCCGCGCAACGCTTTTTACTGGCGCTTCGTTGAACTCGGTACATCGAATATGCCTGCGCACCCCTTCGTTCGCCCGGCATTCGATACCCGGCAGGAAGAGGCTACGCAGGCAGCGCTGGCCCGCATGAATCAGGCCATTGATGAGGTGCTGGCGAAATGACAGAGGCTGACATCTATCAGCGGCTCACTGCGCTGGCAGGCGGAAATGTTTTTCCGTACGTTGCGCCGCAGGGTACCACGGCGCCGTGGGTGATTTATCTGCTCCCGGGTTCAGTCAGCGAGGATGTTTTCTGCGGTCCGGCAGAAACAGCAAGCACGGTTCAGGTTGATGCCTGGGCCTCGTCGATTGATGATGCCCGGGCGCTACGTGATCAGGTTAAAGCGGCTCTGGCCGATCTGCATCCTGTCGGACTAAACGAGATTAACGGCTACGAGCCGGATACCGGACTTTACCGGGCCACGCTTGAAGTTCAGATCTGGCAATAACTCCACACTTCATATTAACTCTGCCGCCTCCAGGCGGCTTTTTTATATCCGGAGATCACTATGTCCTCTAAGTATGAAAAAACGCAGGGTACGAAAATTAACATTTCGGAAAATCCTGCAACCGAACCAAACCCCACTGGCGCCACCTGGCAATCCATCAACTGTTCGACCAAGGAGCTTAGCTACACCGGTGGGCAAAAGTCAGACATCGACACCACCACGCTATGTTCCACCGAGCAGGAAATGACAAACGGCCTGGCCGCGCCAGGTGAAATGACGGTTTCCGGGAACTGGTCTGCTGATGAAGAGGGGCAGAACACATTACGCACCGCTTACGACACTGATACGCTGCACGCTTTTCAGGTGATCTTCCCATCCGGCAACGGTTATTCATTCCTGGCTGAAGTTCGTCAGAACAGCTGGAGCCTGGGCACTGCCGGGGTGGTGACCGCATCGTTTACGCTGCGCATCAAAGGTAAGCCCGTCCCGATCGTTCCGGCACCTTCTGCAGGCAAATAACAGCGGCGAAAGCCGCTATTCCTGATTACAAACTGAGAAAAAATGAAATGGGAAAACAGGTTTCACAGAATTCACTTCGCTCGCTCGCGCTGGCACCGATGGCAGGCTTCCGTACCAAAACCGTCACCGTTCCGGAGTGGAAAAACGCCACGGTAAAACTGCGTGAGCCCTCAGCGCAGGCCTGGCTGGAATGGCAGCAGGTGCTTAATCCGAAGCAGGAAGAAGGCGAACCAGAAGAGCTGACAGCGGCAGAACGCGCGCTGCGTAACAAGAGCGCTGATGTGGTGCTGTTTATTGATGTGCTGCTGGAGGAAGATGGCACACAGGTCTTCAGCGAAGAGGATAAGTCGCAGGTCGAGCAGTTCTATGGCCCGGTGCACTCCCGCCTGCTCAAACAGGCGCTTGATCTGACCACTTCGGCGGCCGAGGTGGAAAAGCCGTAAGCCAGCCCGGCACGTTCTTTCTGATGACGCTGGCGCTCCGTATGGGGCGCACGCTCGATGAACTGAAGCAAACCCTGACTGCAAGGGAGCTGCGCATGTGGATCGAGTTTGACCGTATCAATCCCATCAGTGATCGGCGCGGCGATATTCAGGCGGCGCAGATTTCAGCTGCCGTGCTCAACTCGCAGGGCGCTAAGGTAAGCATGGATGATGTGATCCTCCAGTGGAATGCGCCTGAACAGGAAGAGAGCAGTGCCGGGCTGGAGGGATTCTTTGCTGCATTGACTGGTTAGTTACGAACAAAGTAAGCCCTCTTAACTGTGGGTTATGTCGTTGCGTTGCAAACGGCTCATGATACGATGCCCATAACGTTAATAGTGAGGGCAAATAAGTGAAATATGTATGGGTTTTAGGTGTTTCATTATTACTTTTAGGCTGCGACTCAAAGCCGCAAGCTCCTTTCGGTTTTGAATGGGGGCAGTCTCTCGAAAAAACAAAAAGTCAAAATCTTAAAGGCTTAGAGGTAAAGGGAGACTACGACTATGTAACATTTGTTTATGCTAATAGCGCACCCGAAGAGTCGCAGTTTAAAGGGAGGTACTTTCTTATCTTGCGGCCTGATTTTGGTTTGACCTCTATATCCTTCTCAAAGGGCGTTGACCCGACATCAATGCTTTTTGATGAGGGAAAGAAAGTATATGATTCAATATCAGAAAAACTCGAACAAAAATACGGAAAGCCATCAACTATAAATGAGCATATGGATAGGGATGGGACAGAGTTCTACGATTGCCTCAGATTTGAAGACTGCGGAAAATGGGAGAGGTATTATGTTAAAGATGGGATGTCCATTACCTTAAAAATGTCCCCCGTCTCTGGAGATCTTATTCCCGACATTCCAAAAGCATACGTAAAGGTAGAATATGAATACTTTACAGAAGAAATGAAGCAAAAGGACATAAAGCAACAACTAAAAAAACATGAAAAAAACAATTTCTAATTACGCGTTATTTTCTTGTTAATAACATAATTCCTCCAAGATAACCTCTATAAACATCAAACCTGCTTCGGCAGGTTTTTTATTGGGTGAAATATGGCTACTCTCCGCGAATTAATAATTAAAATATCTGCTAACTCGCAGTCATTTCAAACTGAAATTTCCCGCGCTTCTCGTATGGGGCAGGAATATTATCGGACCATGCAGAATGGTGGCAGGCAAGCAGCAGCCGCGGCTAGAGAAAGTGAGAAAGCCCTATCCGATCTCACAAGTGGTTTCGCAAGCGCAGGAAGGGCTGCTGCTGCGGCGTCAGCAGCATTTGCAACTGGTAAGCTAGTCCAGATCGCCGATGAGTGGACGTCTGTGAATGCCCGTTTAAAACAGGCGTCCAGCACAACCGACGACTTTACCAGCTCTCAGATACAGCTCATGCAGATTAGCCAGCGAACAGGCACTGCATTTTCTGATAATGCTAATCTTTTCTCGCGTGCAGCAGCTTCTATGCGTGAGTTTGGTTATGACTCTTCGGATGTTCTTAAAATAACCGAGGCGGTTTCTACTGGGCTGAAAATATCCGGTGCTAGCGCAGAAGAGTCTGGATCTGTCATTACGCAGTTTAGCCAGGCTCTGGCGCAGGGCGTTCTGCGAGGCGAAGAATTCAATGCCGTTAACGAGTCCGGTGATCGCGTCATAAGGGCTCTCGCTGCAGGAATGGGTGTCGCCCGAAAAGACCTTAAGGCGATGGCTGATCAGGGGCAGCTGACCATTGATAAAGTCGTGCCAGCCATGATAAGTCAGCTTGATAATTTGCGGGGGGAGTTCAGCTCCATGCCGCAGACAGTTTCCGGATCGCTGCAAAAAGTGACCAACTCCTTTATGGCATGGATTGGGGGCATTAACCAGGCAACAGGCGCTACTTCTGCCTTATCCGGTGGGCTTGATGGTGTCGCCGGAACACTGGATTCTCTTACGTCATCTGCAGTGAGCGGCGCTCTGAATGACGTCGCTAATAACATGTCCACTATTACAACAGTTGCTGGTGCGCTGGTTGGAGTGGGGTTGGCGAAGTATCTCGGGGGTGTCGTCAGCAGTGCCACGGGGGCTACAGCCTCATTGCTTTCCGCCGCTAAAGCAGAAGTCGCTCTTGCCGTCGCGCAGGAAAAAGCAGCCCAGTCGGCAGTGGCTGCTTCAAGAGCTGAGGTATATAGGGCACAACAGGCCGTTCAGACAGCTCGCAGTGCTGATGTGCAGGCGGCTCAACGAGAAAAGGTTGCCGCCGCAGAGGCGAAGGTTACAGCAGCTCAAACGCGTTTGAGTACTGCGTTAACCAGCGGTACAGCGACAGAAAAAGTCAGGGCGCGTGCCGCTCTTGAGCGCGCACAATCCGGGCTTGCAGCGGCTAAAAACGCTGATGCTCAGACAATTGCCGAAACAAGACTGGCATCAGCGCAGGCGGCGCTTACCCGCAACCTTTCAGGCAGGGTGACAGCACAGAACAACCTGAACAGCGTAACATCTGTTGGATCGCGCCTCTTAGGCGGAGCGATGGGGTTGATCGGAGGTGTCCCTGGTCTTGTTATGCTCGGCGCAGGTGCATGGTATGCCATGTACCAAAATCAGGAGCAGGCGCGCCAGTCGGCGCAGGAGTATGCCAGCCAGATAGATCAGATCCGTGAAAAGACATCTAAAATGTCGCTTCCTGATACTGACGATAATCGCAAGAAAACCATTGAAGCATTGGCCGAGCAAAACAGGCTTATCACCGAACAACAAGGGAAAGTCGAAACCTTAAAAGGTCAGATTGATGATCTAAATGCTGCGAGGGGTAAACCCGGCATCACTGGAGAAAACGATCTTAATATAGTGCGCGCCATTTCCGTTGTTACGGGTGATTTAGCTGTCGAGGAAGACAAGCTCAATCAACTCCGGGAACAGGCGCGTATTATTCAGCAGGCGCTGGCAGAAATCGAGCGTCGCAGGACTGACCAGCTTCGAGAGCAGGCGTGGAAGCAAAACCAGGCATATTATTCTTTACTAATGATGAATGGTCAGCATTCTGAGTTGAACAGGCTGCTTTCGCTTGGTAATCAGCTGCTCTCGTCGCGAAGCGCGTTAGTTAATGTTCCCTTTGCCATTCCACAAGCCCCTGTATCAACCCAAGATCAGCAAAGCCTCATTCAAAAGCAGCAGCAGGCAGAGCTTGCTGGATTAACCGGTCTTGCCAGGGTACGCAGGCAGGCGCAATTTGAACTCGACAAAATGGGTCGCACAGGCCCTGAAAACTCAAAGTATGCTGCGGACTATACAAAGGCGGCCGAGGACGACTATAACAATGCGCAGCGGGTAGCTGCTTCTCAAAAAGCTCAGGCAGATGCAACGCGCGACGCAGGAAAGGCGGCTCGTGAGGCAGCGCAAACAGCCGAGCAGTACAGCCGAAAAATGGCCGACCTTAGTGTTGCTACCGAAGTGCAAAAGGTTCGTGCTACTCAGGGCGAGAAGGCAGCAGAGCTGTACGCGGCTTCGCATGAGAACGGAACTAAGTGGAGTGAAGAGCAGCGTAAATCCATCGAAGCCGGGGCAGTGGCGCTGGCCCAGTGGTCGCAAAAAGCTGATGAGGCAGTTCGCAAACAGCGTGAGATGACAGACTCCCTTAAGGATCTCAAAGACGCCGCGCGCCGATATCAGGATGAAACAAACCTGAATGTCGCAACGTCAGGGATGGGGGGGCGTGAACAGGATCAGTACCGTGAACAACAGGAAGTACAGCGAGTCTTTGATAAAACGGATAAAGGTGCGGAGGCAGTTGCCGCTCGCGCCTCGGCGCTCGATGCGCTTGATAAAAAATATCAACAGGCTAAAGCCAGCGAACTGGACTGGCGGGCTGGCGTAAGTGCTGGTCTTGCTGACTGGATGGATAATGTCAGCAATATCGCGGGCACGGTTTCACAGGGTATTACTTCTACTATGGACAGCGCTATGGATAACGTAGCTTCTATGCTTGTTCGCGGAAAGGCAGACTGGAAAGAGTGGGGGCTGTCTGCACTGGAGATGATCGCGAAGGTCAGCCTGCAGATGGCAGCAGTAAGCGCGCTGGGCGGCTCTTCTTCCTCAGGCATTCTGGGCACACTGGCCAGCAGTGTGGCGGGAGCGTTTGGCGGAGGTGCCGCTGCTGGCGCAACACCATCGGGGGCTTATACCGCCGCTGCGGACTCGCTCACATTCAACGCTAAAGGAGGAGTTTACGACTCTCCCTCGCTCAGCGCATTCAGCAACAGCATTGTGGATACGCCTACATTCTTCGCTTTTGCTAAAGGCGCGGGCGTGATGGGCGAGGCGGGGCCGGAGGCGATCATGCCGTTAACCCGAGCCGCCGATGGTTCGCTTGGTGTCCGCGCCGTATCATCAGGCGTGAATAATGCGACGGGTAATGGCAGTACTGTCATCAATGTTCATGCCCCGGTCAACATTAACCAGGATGGTTCTGCAGGTGAAATCAGTAACACCAATACCGCCAGCACAGCACGCCAGCTTGAAGGTATTGTCCAGCAAACCCTTACCGATCGCCTGAGGAAAGAAATATCGCCAGGCGGCATCCTCTATCGCCGCTAAGGAGCAATATGGCAATCGACACTTTTACCTGGTGCGTCCGCATAGGACCGACTGGAGCAAATACTGTGGCCACGCTTCAGGCGCAGTTTGGCGACGGCTATAAGCAGGTGGCAGGCAATGGGATCAACTCCGATGCCGAAACCTGGAGTCTGGCATGCAATGGCGATGTGGTGACGATGAAGAAAGTTCGCGATTTCCTTCTGAGTCACGTCATCAAATCGTTCTGGTGGGTTAATCCGTGGGGTGAACAGAAACTGTATCGGGTAAAAGCTGATTCAGTAAGCCCAACTTTTCCTCACGGTGGCTTTGTAGAGCTAACGTTTGTGTTTGAGCAGGCCTTCGGGCCTTAATAGCCGAGAGGCAGGAGAGATTTATGACTTTAGAAAGACGAGTTGAAGCGCTGGCAGCAACCGTTGCACAACAGCAGGCGACTATTGTGCAGATGCAGGTAGTGATCGCAGATATGCGGGGAACGTCAGGAGCCGGTTGGCGCTTACGGGCAAATGGGGACGTATCTCTGGGTGATGCAGGAGTTTTCGGTGGAGTGATAACAGCGGCCCCGAATCAGGCCACTGAACTATCACTAAATCTTGGCGTGGTGCAGGATGCCAAAATTAGTCGCTGATTTAGTTTTTTGGGTAAACCTTTATTGATTCAATCTGGTGAGCCAAGTCACTCAAAGCTTTTTGCGCACTAGGTAAATCACCATTATTCGCTGCATCCCTTCGAAGCGCCTCAACAACCTCCTGTTTTACCTCCGGTATTTTCAATGAAATTGAAGCGATGGTATAAGAAATCGCTGCCTCAAGGGACTGAAGTCTGTGATGGACAGTTTCTGTTGTTACGAGAGTTTTATCATTTGCCATTTTGTTTCCTTAGCGAGAGGTAAGCAGCCATCCCTCTGTACCTGAGTGCGCCAGTGTCCCACCACTGACGGGCTGAACCCACAACATAACCAGGTATTTAGATTTGTAACATCCTGATATTCGATCAGTAGCCGCCTCCGGGTGGCTTTTTTTATGGGTGAAATATGAGCTTTACGAACGACGTACAGAAACTGGAACCGGGTGAACTGATACAGCTCATCGAGATCGACGGCACCGAATTTGGCATGGATACCATTTTGCGCTTCCATGCCCACAATATTGCTACTGCAGGCTGGGCTGCATTCGCGGCTGACAACCTCCCTGCCATTATCTGGCAGGGTCAGCAGTACGACCCTTACCCTTACGAGCTGAAAGGTCTGGAGCTGTCCAGCACCGGGGCGCAGCCCACACCCACGCTTTCCGTGTCGAACGTCGGCAACTATGTGACGGCGCTGTGCCTCGAGTATGACGATCTGGCGAGGGCAAAGGTGAAGATCCACACCACGCTGGCGAAATACCTCGACGCAGCCAACTGGACAGCCGGCAACCCGAACGCCAGCCCGGCGGACGAGCGCGTGCAGCTTTTTTACGTTAACGCCAAAACAGCTGAAACGCGGGTGCAGGTCGACTTTGAACTGTGCTCACCCTTTGACATCCAGAACCTGCAGCTGCCCACCCGGCAAATTACGCCGGTCTGCACCTGGTGCACGCGCGGCTGGTACCGCACCGGCACCGGGTGCGACTACAACGGGAACCGTTATTTTCTCAAGGATGGCACCCCCACGGATAACCCGGCGCTGGATATGTGCGGCGGCCAGATACAGGACTGCGAAGCGCGGTTCGGGACGGGTAACCCGCTGCCGTTCGGCGGCTTCCCGGCGGCAAACCTTCAGGGTAAATAACCATGCGAAAAAAACTGATGGAAGCGATCCGCGCCCACGTCGCCGCGGAATATCCGAACGAGGCCTGCGGCGTGGTGGTGCAGGCCGGGCGGGCGCAGCAGTACATTCCGTGCCGCAATATTTCAGCAACGCCCACTGAGGCCTTCACGATCTCGCCAGAGGATAAGCTGGCAGCGTCGGAGCAGGGCGAAATCATTATGGTTATCCACTCCCACCCGGATGTGGTCCAGCTTGTGCCGTCCGAAATGGACAGGGTGCAGTGCGACTGGTCCGGGGTGGAATGGGGCATCATGAGCTGGCCGGACGGGGACTTCTGCACCCTGGCACCTCGTGAGGACCGGGACTATGCCGGGCGGCGCTGGGTGCTGGGCTTTGCCGACTGCTGGGCACTGATCCGGGAGTGGTACCAGCGTGAGCATGGTATTACCCTGGGTGATTACTCGGTACCGTACGAGTGGTGGGAGCAGGGCGAAAATCGCTACGACGATAACTGGGAGGCAGAAGGCTTTGTCCAGGTGGACCCGACGGATATGCGTCCCGGCGACATGATCATGATGCGCGTGCAGGCGCAGGTAACGAACCACGCGGCCGTTTACCTCGGTCACCACGAGCACCAGGACAATATCATGCTGCATCATAATTTCGGCAGCCTGTCTGCCCGGGTGCCGTATGGCAAGTATTACCGTGACCGCACCGTTCGTGTGGTCCGGCACAGGGAGCTAATGAATGCTGAAGACACTCATTCTTGAAGGCCGCATGGCGAAAAAGTTCGGGCGCGAACACCAATTTCAGGTTCAGGATCTGCGCGAGATGCTGCGCGCCATGTGCAGCCAGGTTCCCGGCTTTAAACGCTACCTGTCAGAAGGGCATATGAAGGGGATCCGTTTTGCTTTCTTCAATGGCAAACACAACATCGGGCTCGACGAATTCGACATGACCCGCGGCGGTGCGGTGTACCGGATTTCAGCCATTACTGAAGGCTCAAAGCGCGGCGGCGTACTGCAGATCGTTATCGGGGCGGTAGCTCTCGTTGCCGCTTATTTTACCGCGGGTGCTTCGCTGACAGCGATAGGTCTGAGTACAGCTGCCGCAACTGCGACAACAACGGCCCTGACGGGTCTCGGCCTGTCGATGATGCTGGGGGGGGTTGTCCAGCTGCTGACACCCCAGCCGAAATACAACATCGGTGCCTCTTCCAGCACGGACAACAAACCCAACTATGCCTTTGGCGCGCCGGTGAACACCGTAGCTGTGGGTTATCCGGTCCCCGTGTTTTTTGGTGAGCGCGAGATCGGCGGGGCAGTCATCAGCGCGGGGATCTTCTCCAGCGACCAGCAGTGAAATTTATTCTCAGCTACAGGCCACCTCCGGGTGGCTTTTTTATGGGTGAAATATGCGACTTCTCGAAGATGAACCCCTTATTCAGGGACGT